CGCTAACTTGAAAGAAGCTGTCTACCAGATTGGCAACATTCTGGCCAGCAGTCTCGTCAAGTCCAGCGGCGAAGTGGGCTACTCGCCTCGTTAATCACTTGGCTTTGTAGCTTTTCCAATTCGGAGGTTCCCGATGTTGTCTAATTCGTCACGTCTTGTCATCGAAATTCTCGATGAGCTCGGAGGAGCTAGAGCACTTAGTCTTTCCATTATGGAGAGATATAAGGACTTTAGCGGGTTCGGTCAGCTCTCTGCTGTCGAGCCAGGCCACTATTGTGACCCTGTTTCCTACTTCCGCGATTCTCAAGCCATGGCTTTGTTTTCAAAGTTCCGTGACTTGGTGGTTAGCGGCGTAGATCGTAAGCAAACTGCCATTGACAAATGGTGGGAAGCTGAGAGACAGTGTTACAAATCCAATGAACGGCTCAGCCCCTTTCTCTTCAACTCCTTTGATGAAGATGAAAAGGCTATCAACGATTTTTTTATCGCTGTTAGGAAAAAGGTTGAGTCTTGGATTGGACCCCGGCCCCCATCTATTGACAGAGTCAATGGACGGTTCGGACCTGGTGCTACCTTCTCTGATCGGGGCCGTCTCACGACGGTACCAGATAAAATGACTTCTGTTCCCACACTGACCTTCGGCGCCTATTGGTATATTTTACCATACCTCAATACTTATTGGGGGCGTGTTAACGCGGCTGCCGAAAAAGGGTTATCTTTTTCCCGTGGTAATCGCTTCACCACCGTTCCGAAGACCTGGAAGACTGATCGCGCTATAGCCATTGAACCGGCTATTAACGTTTTCTATCAACTCGGTTACGGTTCTGCAATCCGTAAGCGCCTCTGCGCTTCTACTGGATGGGATTTAGATACAGTTCAGAGCATTCACCGCCGTGAGGCGTTGAATTCTTCTGTCAATGGAGAGTTTGCTACTCTCGACCTCTCCTCTGCTAGCGATACCGTCAGTATCAACTTGGTCAAGTTGCTACTGCCACCCAGGTGGTTTGAAGAGCTTAATGCTCTCAGATCTCCTTGTACCATCTTAGATGGACATTGGG